GCGCTTACCGCCTGGTTTCTCAACCATCATCTTGTTCTTTGCGCCAGCTTTGGCTGCATTGCTCAGACCGCCCATTGCTGCAAAGCGGGGAGTATTTACAATCTGACCATTCTGCTGGTTGTTGTCCGTAGGATTACGGGGTGCGGCAGCGCCGCGAGGCTTAAACAAATCCATAATAGTTCCTTAAAAAATTACATCATGCCAGGAACCGCTGGCGCGGCTGCCATCGCCTTGCCCTCTGGCGATTGACCACCAGCTTGCGGAAGCGATTGTAACATTTGCAAGATTTCTGATTGTTTGAGTTCTTCTGCGCTGTCTTTGCGCTCTCCAACAACAGACATAAGGGTTTTAATAGCAGACAGTGCTTTGCGGCCTTCTTCAGAATCCGCGCCAATGCCAGGAAGTGACCGCTTAATCAGGTCAACTGCCAAACTGATATTTACCATTGCGCCTTCTTTGGAACCCATCGCAGGTTCAGGCGTAGACATGGGGGCAGACATAGGCGGCGTATCAGCACCACTCATGCCTTCGGCTTCATCATCCGCTTCTTCCTCACCGTCGGTTTTGACTTCAACCTCAACCTTAGGTTTTTTCTTTTGCTGACTCTCCATCAGCTTCATCAACTGGTCGGAAGGAACGCCCATATCAACCTCAATAAAAATTTGCGATAGAAATAACCAAATTGATAGCTTTTGTCAAGCTATCGACGACACTTTCTTCCACGCTTCATTTTCTTATCCATTTTGCAACTCCTTATCTTACTAGACGGGTGGACGAACTGCGGTTCTCAGTTCGCGGGGTGTAAGTACGAAAAGAACTTACTCGATATTGCAAACTTGGCGCTTGTTCGCCTTGACGTAGGTTTTCTGTAGTTACTCGCGGCTGATCTGCTTTTGGGGTAATTACGCCTGAATCATTCATGCTGCCTCCTGAATTTGCTGTGGTGGCTCCTGTGGTTTCCCGCCTGGCGCTGGCGGTTGCGCCATTGCCATAGCTTGTTGCTTTTCTTCCATTACCTTCAGTTTCTCTTTCAGTAATTGTTTCATGGGTGGCTCTAGCAGGTCAAGCAAGGATTCGCGGTCAATAGCTTGGGCGTTAAACAGGCTAAATGCCAGTTGGCGCAGGTCTTCTGTAAAGATTGGGCTATTGGAATGCGCGTCCACTTTGACCACATAGTCACCAGTAAACTGGGCTGGGATAAACACATTGCCTTCAGAGTCCAGCAGCTTGGTTGTGTCGTACTTCTGGATCAGCTTCATGTAAAGCGTTGCTACTTTTTCCAGCGCGTCCTCAATAATCAGCGCACGTTTCTTGGCGCGAGAGGAACCCAGTCGAGCCAGGCTAGAAGCATGGGATTGGCTGCGAACGCCGGACTCTCCACGACCAGCTAAGACTGGCGTAATGCCGGAGGCTTCTGCAAACATTACATCGACTTCTCTGATGACTTCAAAAAGATCGTTGGGAATATTAGGTGCAAGTTTTTCGACCTTTGCACTTGGCATATCAGTAGCAAGAAGACCGCCAGCACGATTAAGGGCAAAATTCTTTTCATCCAGAATACCTGTAAAGCCCATCAATGCTGTAGGCGGCGAGACTTGCTTAGACAGCAGGTCAAGAATTTCAGTCATGCGCTTATTACGCAGTGCTTGCAAGAATACCAATCGCTGAACTTCTGACTGCCCCCAGAAATAATCGTACTGAGGATTTGGGCAAAGCTGAATAAGTGGCTGTTCACCCTTCAAGAACATTGATTCGCCTGGTCGGTCATAGATCACAACGTCAGGATCAGCAATGGTGACGCACTGATAGTCTTGGGTTTCATCGTTCCACACCCAAAGTTCGTGCATCTCTACGGTGTCTTCTGCCACTCGCGCTTTGTAGCGGTTCATACCAGACAAGTCCAAGTTGACCGTACCCATCAAGTTCGGGTTTGTCTGCGACATGATGATGCGGTCAATACCTTCTGGAATATCTGTAGTCTGTTCGTGGAAGGAAGCCGTTACGCGATCAACAATAGACTGGCGTTTTGGATGCGACCACAAACGCGCATAGAGTTCTGACTTCGTAATGTAGTAGCTGTGGACAATCGCTTCTTGGCGATCTGTGTATGGCACATCTTCACGCAACACGCCAACAGCACCAGGGTCAACCAAGTACGGATGAATGCCATTTTTGACAACTAGCTTAATGAACGTGGTGTTGTAGCAGAGCGACCAGTTCAAAGCGTTGGAGAAAACCTGGTCAGTGTTTGAGTTCAACCACTCATCATTGAGCTTGTGCGCCATTGAAGGCGCTTTTGTTAATTCAAGCGGAGAAACCGACGCGCCTAAGTCCAGTGAGAATCTTGTGGTTTCCGCAGAGTAGAGAAAGCTACTCAGTTGGTCGATATGCGGATAGATTTTATTGAAGATGGCTGGCGGTTCTTCAGGGGCAGCGCCAAAAAGAAAATAAGAACGCAGGGCAGCGTAGTCAGCTTTACGCTCCTCGCGGGATACCAAGCATTTCTCTATGAGGTCGAGATAAAAAGTTTCCCGCTGAAGGGGGTTAGTTGGGATTCTCATTATTTTCTCACCTGAAGGTTCTCATGGTCAGGCATATAACTCGCAGTCTTAGGCGTTGTCAAGTTCCCCAAGCTGGATGGTGACACACCTACGCTCTCTCCGGCAACTGATCTAAACGCATTTCCTTTTAGCAAGGTATCCATATTGAATTTACCGCCAGCATTTCCCCACATAACTGCATCGCCAGGCCGTGATTCACGGGGCGGTTGCGGCACATCTTTGGGAACGGGCTTGTTGTTGCGGGTATAGAAGCCGGACTGGTTCTCACCTTCTCTTGCCGACTTGATATTTGTCATATTGAAGTCCAGCGCAAGCTGATTGATTGTCTTGTCGTTGTGTTTTGTGGTGTCCGACTTCAGTCCAACGGGCTGGAGAAACACAACATGGACGTTTTCGGTGCATCCATCAGGGCAAACAGGCTCAAAACCCTCAAAAAAGCCATGTTCAGCACACTTATAATCATTCAATACCGCCATAATTACCTCCCCTTTATTGTCTCATCTAACCGATAATCACTATAATCAAGCCTATTTCTGATGCCAATTTTGAGCTTTATGCCCTCAGAAGTGGCTTGTAGGCCATATCCTCTGGTGGCGTACTGCTTTGGTTCCTTCCGAAACTCCAGATATTTCCTTCCGTAATGCACCATGACGCGAATTTTGCCATCTCTCCACAGGCAATACGCCCTAGAAACACGACGCTGAACGATCTCAGTAAGTGTTCTGCTGTCATGGAGGAAGGTTTCATACAAGTGTTGCTTACTAATTCCGCACAAGTCTGCAAACAGATTTACTGGAATGCCACGTTTCTTGTCTTGCAAGAACCTTTTGATAATTTCTTTGAGTTCTTTTCTTGGAATGACCTCAACCGACTCTCTAGACTCGTCGGATTTCATATCCATAATGTTCAAATAGTCCATAAACGTCACCTTCAAGAGCAATTTGATCGACTTCTTCCTGGGTTAGCAGCCAATCCATCGTGTTTTCGCCGGTTAGCCGCCTAAATCTACTGTGATGCCCGAATATCTTCTTAAAATCTACGTCAGCATGAACAATCGGGGATAAATGCTCAAAAGAGAACAGCTTTGCCTCATGATCGGGGGCAAAACGCATTCCAACCTTTTCCAAGTACGGTCTTAGAAAGCAACAAAGCTGAATATCCTCATTGTTGAGCATTTGTAGGTCAAACCGCTGCACCGTAATCCCATAATTTGTCATTGCTTCTAAAAACCGCTTGCTGCGTAGGCTAAATCCACCGTTCTGCACGATCCGGCATTCACCCTTACCCACATATTCGTAGTTTCTGTGGAAGTGGAAGTCTGGAGTAAGTGCAGCATGGGTTAAGCCACCAATAAAATCGTATTGCAGCCATTCATCCCGCCAGTTCTCAGGGTTTAGCGCCCAGCCATCATGCTGAACGATCAGCGCGTACTCTGTTTCTATGTACGCATGAAGCTGGTACATCACAAAGTCGCTGTAACCCTCATAAGTCATGGGAGAGTTTAAGAACTGCTGCTCAATATCAACATCCAATGGAACATCAGTAATCAATAGCGGCTTAGAACCAGGCAACGCAGCGCAAGTCTTCTTGATTGCTGGAACGGCATCCATGCCTTTACCGTTGCCATAGATAGCGACAACCGTAATGTTTTTATATTTATTGGCTTCCATAGATTCCTATGCGCTTTAGATAATCGGCAACGTTACGGCCTACTGCAATCTGTTCTGGGGTACTGTCATCTTGGGTTCGACTGACGTTGCGCGTGATCTTCTGTGCCATCAGTCTAGGCTGCAACTGTTCGGCAAATGCAGCGCAAGCAAGGGCTGCTGCCATGACGCGATCATCTTTGTTGCGACCTGAGGCATGAATAGCGCCACCATCACGCACAATGGTTTTCATTTCTTCCACCAGATCAATGGAGTAAATGTCCATCATGCCGCGCTCAAAGTAATCCTTCATGTAGGACAGCATCCGTTCTTTACTGGAAGCAGTGGTCAGCCAGCCAATAGAGTTAGACAAGCCGCCCAGTGTGTCGTTACGCCGCCAGATGTAGTTGCTCATGCTACCCAACACGTTCATCAGGTCATGCCCCATTGCGCCACCAATCGCAGAGGCTTGGCGTTTCAGGTTACGCAGTTCGTTGATAACCGCTTGACCAGGGCCATTGACTTCAAGGTTTAGCGTTGAGTTCTTGTAAGCACCAGCAAGGTGGGCAATCACCCACGCGAACTGATAGGTGTTCATCTCAGATGTAGCAAACTCTGCCACTTGCTCCATAC